CCAAGTCCAACCCGACGATCCTGACGTGGGCCAAGGCCCTCGGCTCGCGGCTCGGCATCGCCTACACGAACGACGACACCCCGTGGTGCGGCGTGTTCACCGGCTACTGCCTCCAAGCCGCAGGCTTCAAGCCCCCGCCCGTCGCCGTGCGCGCCAAGGCGTGGGCGACGTGGGGCGAGCCGCTCGTCACCCCGACGCTCGGCTGCGTCCTCGTGTTTGAGCGACCCGGCGGCGGGCATGTCGGCTTCTACGCCGGCGAGACGACCGCTCACTACCGTGTGCTGGGCGGCAATCAGTCCAACAGTGTCAACTATGCGTGGCTCGCCAAGGACCGCTGCATCGCCATGCGCTGGCCGGACAACAGCGCCCCTATCGTCCCGGTGCGCGTCACGGGCTTCAAGGGTCCGGCGCAGGTTTCTACCAACGAGGCGTAACCCATTCGGTTGGCGCATCGCGCCGATTGTGCTAGGCTATTCAGACGAGGCGGTCGCGGCCCACCACAGGGCTACGGCGTCAAGGCTCCCGACAACGGTGCTCCATGGCGACGACGACCACCTTCACGACCCTCAAGGAAGATGTGCAGCGGTATCTTGAGCGTGGCTCCACGCTCGGGAACGACCCTGTCATCATCGAGCAGCTTCCGCGCCTGATCAACCTGGCCGAGCGGCGCATCGCCCGCGAACTCAAGGTGCAGGGCTTCATCAGCGTCGTCACCGGCCAGTTCACGGCGGGCCAGTCGGTGTACGCCAAGCCGGATCGCTGGCGGGACACGGTGTCGGTCAACATCGGCGTGGGCTCGACCCGCAAGCAGGTGTTCCCCCGGTCCTACGAGTACTCGCGCCAGTACTGGCCCGACGAGAGCCTGACCGCCGAGCCGGATTTCTACAGCGACTACGACAGCAACCATTGGCTGATCGCCCCGACGCCGGACACCACGTACCCGTTCGAGATCCTCTATTACGAGTTGCCGCCCCTGCTCGACGACGTGGTGCAGAGCAACTGGCTCACTGAGTATGCGCCCCAACTGCTGCTCTACGGCACGCTGCTGGAGGCGACCCCCTTCCTCAAGAACGACGAGCGCATACAGGTCTGGCAGAGCATGTACGACCGTGCCGCCGCCATGCTCAACGGCGAAGACCTCGCCAAGGTCCTCGACCGCAACTCCACCCGCAAGGAGGCGTAGGTGTCCTACACGCAAGTCTTCGGGGGCACGACCCTCTACCCCTCCGACGTCTCGTATCTGGCCCTGTCGCTGACGGCGGACACCACGCTGGAGTGGCCGCTGGAGTCCAGCACCCTCGCGCCGGTAGCCGCCTCGATCATCGACGTCACGCCGACCGGCGCGTTCGCCATCACCATGCCCGACGCCACGCTCACGGCCCCGGGGCAGACGGTGCTGTTCAACAACCTCGGGCCGTCGACTGTGTTGGTCAAGAACGCCAGCGGCGGGACGATCCTGTCCATGTTGGCCGGAACCCAGTGGAGCGTGTACCTTGCCAGCAACGCCACCGCCGCCGGAACCTGGCGCACGTTCCAGTCCGGAGCCAGCACCGCTCAGGCCCAAGCCTCCGCTCTCGCCGGGTTCGGCATCATCGCCACCGGCTCAACCCTGTCCGTCGCAGAGCCCGTCACCGGCTTCAACACCAACATCACGCTCCCTGCGGGCGCTCGCGGAGCGGCTTATCTTTGGTCGGGCGGTCTCGGCACCGTAAGCCTGATCGCCGCCAGCACTCTGGGCAACAACTGGTTCGTCGACATCCGCAACGGCGGGTCGGGCAACCTGACCATCGACCCGTCCTCCTCGGAACTGATCAACGGCGCCACGACGCTCGTGCTGACGCCGGGCGACAGTTGCCGGGTCGTCACCGACGGGGTGGCTTGGTACACCTTCGGCCTTGGGCGCAGCGCGGTCTTTGCGTTCGACTACACGGCCATCAGCCTGACCGGCCAGACCTCGCCCTACACCCTGAGCGGCAGCGAGTTGAACCGGATTGCCTACAAGTTCACCGGCACGCTGACGGCCAACATGGAGGTCGTGGTCCCGTCCACGACGCAGCAGTACTGGGTCGACAACTCGACCACGGGAGGCTCGTTCACCCTTGGGATTCGCACGGCGGCGCAGACGCCGGCGGTCAACGTGGCGCGCGGCTCGCGGGGCATCTTCTACAGCGACGGGTCGAACGTCATTGACGCCGACACGAGCAATGTCGCTCTGCCCATCAACATTGCGGACGGCGGCACGGGCGCCACGACGGCGGCGGGCGCGCGCACAGCCCTTGGCGTCGCCGCCTCTGGGGCTAACGGCGACATCACCTCGCTGAACGGCCTGACGACCGCACTGGCCATCGCATACGGCGGGACGGGCGCTACGACGGCGGGCGCGGCGCTGACGGCCCTCGGCGCCATCGGCGTGGCGAACGCCAACACGTTCACGGCCCGCCAGACACTGAACGGCTCGGCGACCGACGTCGGCGTCAAGCTGAAGAACTCCATCGAGGCCGTGACGATCAGCGCCACGGCGGCGACCGGCACCATCAACTACAACGTGCTGGACCAGTCGAACCTCTGGTACACGACCAACGCTTCCGGCAACTGGACGCTCAACATCCGCGGCAGCGGGTCCACCTCGCTCAACACGCTGCTGGCCGTGGGCGAGAGCGTCACCGTCGTGTTCCAAGTGACGAACGGGACCACGGCCTACTATCAGACCACCTTCCAGATTGACGGCAATGCGGTCACGCCGACATGGCAGGGCGGCGCGGCCCCGACGGCGGGCAACGTGAGTTCGGTCGACGCCTACACCTTCGCCATCATCAAGACCGGCGTGGCGACCTTTGCGGTCCGGGCCAGCGTCTCGCGGTTCGCCTGATGCCGCTGGCAACCACCTTCGCCAACGCTTCGGCCCGCGCCTATGGGTTCGGTGGGGGCGGGGAGCGTTTCAGCGCCAGCGTAACATACGTCAGCGGTGCGGACGGCAGAGCAGCCGGCAGCACGTTCCCGTTCACCGCCACCAGCACAGCCGTCGGGGATTGGCTGTTCATCATGGCCGACGGGGTGAACGCCAGCGGAGTGTCGGGAGGCTCCGGGGCGACGTGGACGAAGGTCACTCTCACCAACGCCGGTGGGCTCATCACGACCCTGTTCTACCGGCGGTTGGTGTCCGGCGACGCGGGGGCGACGTTCACGGTCAACGGGCTGCTAAACGCCGGGCCGGTGGAGTGGGTCGCATATCGTGGCGCAATCTCCGTCGCACAGAGGCAGACGAGCATCAGCGCGCTGAACGCCTCGACGCTGGTCTTCTCGGCGCAAGTCCCGGCGCAGGGGTCCGGGCGCTTGGTGGCCTTCGTAAGTTCGCACGGAACCTTCCACACCGGATCGTGGTCGGCCCCCGCCAACTGGACCGCTCGCGTGTCCGTCGATGCCATCGGCCCCAAGTACATCGGCGACATCCTGTCGTCGGTCTACAATCAGGCCACCATCACGTTCACCTCAACCCAAGCGCAGCCAGAGGGGCAGGTGGGTTGGCTGTTCGAGTTCATAGGCTCATGACCAAGCGCACTGAAACTTCCGTCCCGAAGCCCTACCCGAGTTGGGTGTGGGACCCTGTCACCAAGGACTGGGAGGCGCCCGTCCCGTTGCCGGAAGCCTACCGCGCATACGTGTGGGACGAAGAGACGCTGTCCTGGCTCGAAGCAGGGGGTTGATCCGTGGCTGAGAGTATCATCCGCATCCAGTCGCAGCCCGGCATCAAGCGCGACGGCACCCTGCTGGAGGGCGACGCTTACGTCGACGGGCAGTGGGTGCGGTTCCAGCGCGGCCTGCCGCGGAAGATCGGCGGCTACCGCTCCATCAACAAGTACCTGTCCGAAGTCAGCCGGGCGCTGAACGCCTACACCCAGAACGACCTGACCTACGTCCACTCGGGTTCGGCCAACAAGATCGAGCGGTTCTTCATCGACTCGTCGAACAACACCTCGGTCATCACCGACCGCACCCCGACGTCGGGCTTCACGACCAACCCCGCCAACGTCTGGCAGTTCGACATCGACAGCGATAGCACCCAGAACCTGATCGTGGCGCAAGTGGCGCCGAACGGGGTGAACATCGCCAACAGCACCGGCGGCCAGTTGTTCTCCGGCCCGATCCTCGGCACCACCGCCCTGACGTCGATCACCTTGCCAGCCGGCAGCAACTGCACCGGCGGCGTCGTGGCGCTGCACCCCTACACCTTCATCTACGGGACCAACGGCTACGTGGCTTGGTCCGTGGCGGGCGACCCGACCGACTTCAGCGGCATGGGCAGCGGATCCGCAAACGTCGCGGCGCAGAAGATCGTGAAGGCCATGCCGCTCCGTGGTGGTCCGGGCAACTCGCCGTCGGGCCTGTTCTGGTCGCTGGACGCCCTCGTGCGGGGCTCCTTCGTGGGCGGCGCCGAGGTCTTCCAGTTCGACACCATCAGCACCGAGTCCTCGATCCTGTCGCCCAACGGCGTCATCGAGTACGACGGGGTGTTCTTCTGGCCGGGGGTTGACAGGTTCCTCATGTTCAACGGCGTGGTGCGCGAAGTGCCGAACGCCATGAACCTCAACTGGTTCTTCGACGGCCTGAACGAGACCCAAGCCCAAAAGGTGTTTGCCGTGAAGGTGCCCCGCTACGGGGAAATCTGGTGGTGCTACCCGCGCGGCGAGGCGACGGAGTGCAGCCACGCCATCATCTACAACGTGCGCGAGAACTCGTGGTACGACTGCGAGTTGCCGAACGGCGGGAGGTCCGCCGGCGCGACACCCTCGGTGTTCCGCAAGCCGCTGATGACCGGCGTGCAGCTTCTCAACAGCGGCTACAAGCTGTGGGTCCACGAGACCGGCGTCGACGAGGTGGACGGCACGTCCGTCCAGCCGATCTACTCGTTCTTCGAGACGGCGGAAATATCCCTGCCCATCTCCAGCGAGGGCAAGATCAACAAGCAGCTTCAGGTGCTTGGTGTAGAGCCCGACTTCGTGCAGTCCGGCGAGATGGTCGTCTCGGTGCATGGGCGCTTCAACGCCCGCTCACCGGAGGTCGAGGGGCCGTTCATGCCGTTCCCGGAGACGGCCACCGGGCGCAACGACCAGGTCATCTACCTCGACACGCAGCGCCGACAACTGCGGTTCCGCTTCGCCTCGAACGTGATCGGCGGCGACTACCAGATGGGTCTGGTCCTCGCACATGTCCAGCCCGGCGACGGGACGATGATCGGATGATCAACCCGCGAAACATGACGCTGACAGACTGGGCGGATAGTGTTATCCTCTCGACGAGTGATGCGTGGTCCTTCGGCAAGCTGGAGGACGAGTCGCGTTGGCAAGACTGGGCCATCGGCTTCGTGCGAGCATCACAGTTCACACAGCAGGTCGTCCCGGACCCCTATCAGTTTGCGGACTGGCGCGACTGGGCCGAGCGCGCTTATCCCATGCTTGAGGTGAACTGACGATGGCAGACGATTTCGCCGTTAAGGCGCCCGGGGCCGCGCAAAGCAGCGCTCTCCTGAGCAACGCGCAACTCATGCCTGCCGACCCGAAGAAGGGCTACGGCACGCCCTACTACGCGGCTTACACCAATGACGGTGACATGGCCGGCGCGGTCATGGTGGCTGAAGGGCAGAAGGTCCGCCTCGTCGACAAGTTGACTGGTGACGTCGTGTACGAGGGTGTCGGCCCGGCGGCGGCGCAGGTCGCCACGGCCACAGCGAACGCGATCTCCAAGGACAAGGGGCGTGGCGCCGCGTGGGCCATCCAGAAGCCGACCGACGAGGGTGGCTGGGTGTCCATGGCCGAGGAGCGCTACGACCCCAAGAAGCAGGGCTTCTGGGGCAAGCTGGCGGACTTCGCGTTGCCTGTCCTCGGGGCTATTCTGGCGCCCATGACCGGCGGCCTGTCGCTGGGTCTCACAGGTGCGCTCGGCACGGCGGTGGCGACGGGTCTCGGTGCGGCGGGCGGCTCTATGCTCGGCTCCGCGACGAACCGCCGCGACTTCGACGACGCGCTGAAGCGGGCTGCGGTGACGGGCTTGACAGCGGGGGCGCTGTCCGGTGTGACCCCGGTTATCGGCAAGGCGATCACGAAGATCCCCGGCCCTGTCGGCAACGCGATCAACACCGGCTACAGCGCGGTGATGAACCCACTGAACGCCGGGGTCAACGCCGTGCGCGGTGCGGCGGGCAACGTTGGCAACGTCATCCAGGGCGGGCTGAACGCAGCGGGCGAACTGATCGTCACCCCGTCGGTGACGAGCGCCATCACGGGTGGCGGTATCGGGGCGCTTACGGGGACGGCAGGCGCCAATGCGCTTACCGGCGGCTCGGGGGCTGATACGCTCGGCAACACTATCGAGGGCGTGGACGTCGAGGCCACCAACACCGACGCCGTAACTGGTGGCGCTGTCGGTGCGGGCGGAGGTGCGTTGACCGGCGCAGGCAACACCGTCGAGGGCGTGGACGTCACAGCCAGCAACACCGACGCCACGACCGGCGGTGTCGTCGGGACCATCGGCTCTGACGTCGTGCTGAACGAGACCACTATCCCGAAGGATGTGGCCGATCTCGACACGTCAGGTCCGGACTACGAGGACCCGACTTGGCAGCAGAAGTTGCTCAACTGGATAAAGGCGAACCCGCTCCAAGCCGCCAGCCTTGGTCTGTCGCTGGCCGGAGGTATCGGAGGTGCGGCGTCCGGCGGCGGTTCTGGTGGTGGCGGTATCCCGCCCGGCTTCGCGGCTGCGGGCACCCCGGGCTCGTTGTCCGACGCTTTCCGCGCCAAGCTGCCGGCGCCCTCCGGACCGTTCGCCGATCTGTCCGCCCGCAACGTCGCCATGACGCCCGATCAGTGGAAGACATACGGCACGCGCTCCGAGGAGTCGTTCTACAACAACGTGCCGCAGCGCCCGTCGGGCATCCTCGCGCCGCCGAAGACCGGCTTCAAGGCCAACGTGGGGCCTGTCGTCGGGCGCACTCCGGCGGGCGAGATGGAGCCTGGTCTTACGGTTGACGGGCTCGTCCGACCGGAGGACGCAGACCAAGTGGCGGCGTGGCGGGAAGCCATGCGGCAAGCCTCTCAGGCCCCGAAGAGCGATGGCGGTTTCCCGATCATGCGGCCCCGCATCGCAGAAGGCTCGTCGGCACCCGCAGGAGCGTCCGCGCAGCCCGTGCCCGGCTTCAACCCCAGTCCGGGTCCGAGTTACAGCACAACGACTGGCGCGGACATGCGCCGCAGGCCGACCAACACGCCGTTCACCGCCC